GTGCAGGGAGATGCACTGCCAAGCGCATCTCCCAGGGTAGGTGCCACTATAACCGATCTACATCTCCTGTAAGGAGAAACGGTCAAAGTGGCCCTCCCTAAGAGTCGTCTACACCAAATCCCCATTTCGCAATGTGGATTAATGTAGAGCACTCCGGGATTACCGGAGGCCTCGACTCTCCCTGAGGGACCAATTGCTCGGTCCCCGTCACCCGATCACTCGGGTGACCACCAACCAGGCTTGATGCTGACGCGCCTGGGGCGTCCAGAACGCTCTAAGTGTCTCTCGTCTTGTCCCATGGTTGGCGACCACGGGGAAGTCTCACGATTACCGTGAGACAGACCGGACCTGTAGCAGGGGACTAAACTGAGATGACTCTCAGCACCCCTTAACGTACTACGGTACTCCAGTCCGAGCAAGCACTTAAGAAGGGCACCAGTACCTCCAAGCTCATCACTTGGAGCTTTGGCCCTCACAACATAGCCCCGAACTTGAGGACTATGAAGGCCTGGGTGCATTCTATCGGTTTGATACCCGAGGAATGAAACCCTGCCCAATACAGGGGATGTTGGTAGGACGTATGGATAGGCTCCTTTTAGGAGCTTCTCCAATTTCATGTCCAACCAGCGCACGGTTTGCCAGTAACCAGACTGATAAAGCTGGTTACGAAGTGCCACCGTGGCGATGACCCCTGGAGCGTCTGTGATCGTGGAAGGTAACGCTTGCCGGACCCTGACGAGTGATACGTCAGTTCCATTAAAGTATTCCTTCCCACAAGACTCTCTGAACTTTCCAGTCCAGAAAGACTTGTCCAGACCAACTCGAGCACCAAAATGCTCGAGAGTCTGTACGATCATGGGCACATGGTCTACAGGAACGATGAGATCGTCCCCATAGACGCGCACCGAGTTCCGAAAGGGATCAATGTCCTTTCGGGTCATGGTCACGTTAAGCGATCTCTGAATCCCGATGAAGATCATGGTAACAAATACCATTGCTTCCACCGGGAAGCAAAGTGCTGAACCCATGGACGCGTACTTGGCCAAACGAATAATTCCGTGGCCAGGTACTTCAGCCCGACGGGACCTTGTTGCATCTATGGCCTCACCCAAAAGAGGCCAGTGACTTAACATGGTCCTAACGAGCTGATTGGAGACACGATCGGATGCTTCACTCAAATCGAGTGTCGCGGTCTCCCCGTTAAGGGAGCCCTCACGTGCCAGGCTCTGATTTGGAGCCTGGTCGTCGAATCCTACCAGCGATCGC